GCGCGAGCTGATCGGCGAGCGCACCCGGGCGGCGCTGGCCGCGGCCAAGGCGCGCGGGCGGGTGCTGGGCGGCGACAGGGGGTACCGCCCCGCGGCCGGGCCGGACGCGGCCGCCGCAGGCCTGGCGCGCCGGGAGGCGGCGGGGCGGGCGGCGCACCGGCTGGCGCTGGAGGTGGAGCGGCTGCGGGCCGGAGGCATCGTCGCCCATGCGGCGTTGGCGCGGGCTCTCACCGAGTGCGGCGTACGGACGCCTAGGGGCGGCGTGGCCTGGACGCACACCACGGTGGCGCGGGTGCTGTTGCGCGCGGGCGGCAGCATCAACCGTCAGGCTTCGACGCCGTAGTCCGCGAGCTCCGGCAGCATCGCCTCGATGACGAAGTCCACGAAGGCCTCCGGCAGGTCGAGGTAGAACTCCCGGTCCGAGTAGGCGCCGACCGTCGCCTCCAGCGCCCGCGCCCGCGCCCAGGCTGCGAGGCCTTCGAGGTCGGCCCGCGGCGTTTCGCTCAGGAACGACACCTGCGAGCGCGGCTTGTCCGGGTCGCGGTGCGCGGTGTCGCTCCGGCTGAGTTGCAGGTCGACGTTCGCGCCGGGCTGGCGCAGCCAGGCGGAGCGCTCGGTGCGGCGCAGCGGCACGAAGCCGAGCCTTTCCGTCAGCATCGACACCACGGTGTCGAAGTGCCGGCCGTCGACACGGACGGCGACGTGGTTGAACCGCATCATCGGGGGCCTCCGGCCGGTGGGCGTGCCCCGGACCGTAGCGCGGGTCCGGCCCCTGTTCACCACCGACCAACGGTCGTCGGTCGGTGGTGAACAGGCCGGTGCCGGTCGCGTCACGGCTCGTCCGGATCGGTTGCTTCGGCCTCGATGGCCCGCCGGTCGCGCCCCTGCTGGATGATCTCGACCAGGTCTTCGTCGCTCAGCTCCGCCGCCGGCCTGGTCGACACCACCAGCTCGTGCTTCTCCCGCCAGCCCGCCCGCGCCTTCATCCAGAAGATCGCCGCCGCCACGTTCTGCCCCGAGGTCGCCATGGCGAACAGGGTCTGCGCCACCTTGGCCGTCGCCTCGATCGAGCCGCGGTCCAGCTCGCGGCGGAAGTGCTTGCGCAGCGTCTTGGCGTCGATCTCCAGCAGCGTGCCGATGTCCTCGTGCGGCACGCCGAAGCCGGCCATGGCGCGCACGGTGCGGCGCTGCTCCTGCGTCGGCTCAAACGCCACCCCCTGCACGGCCGGCCTCCCCCACCCCGCGGGCCGCGCCCACGGCCGAGAAGGCGGCGCCCGCGTCGCCATCCAGCGATGCCCGCCCGCCGGTGAAGGCCTGCCAGCGCAGCACGGCGACGTCGACGTAGGCCGGCGAGAGCTCGACCGCGTGGCAGGCCCGGCCCGCCATCTCGGCGGCGATGAGGGTGGTGCCGGAGCCGGAGAAGGGCTCGTACACCGCCTGGCCCGGCGCCGAGTTGTTGCGGATCGGCCGCGCCATGCACTCGACGGGCTTCTGGGTGCCGTGCACCGTCTCGGCGTCCTGTGCCCGGCTTGCGATCTGCCAAAGGGTCGTCTGCTTGCGGTCGCCGGCCCAGTGCCCCTGGCCGCGCACGGCGTACCAGCAGGGCTCGTGCTGCCAGTGGTAGTGCCCGCGCCCCAGCACCAGCCGCTCCTTGGCCCAGACGATCTGCGCCCGGATGCCGAAGCCGCAGGCCTCCAGGCTCCCGGCCACCGTTGCCGCGTGCAGGGCGCCGTGCCACACGTAGGCGACGTCGCCCGGGAACAGCGCCCAGGCCTCGCGCCAGTCCGCCCGGTGGTCGTTCAGCACCTTGCCGGTCCGGGCGGTCTTGCCGCCGGCGAGGGCCGCGTTGCGCCACGCCGGGTCGTAGCCCACGCCGTAGGGCGGGTCGGTGACCATCAGGTGCGGCCGGACGCCGCTCAGCGCCTTCGCTACCACGTCGGCATCCGTGCTGTCGCCGCAGACCAGGCGGTGGCGGCCGAGCACCCAGGCGTCGCCCGCCCGGCTCACCGGCTCGGCCGGGATCTCGGGCACCGCGTCCGGGTCGGTGAGGCCGGCTGAGGGCTCCAGCAGGAAGGCGCCGATCTCGTCCTCGCCGAAGCCGGTCAGCGCCAAGTCGAAGCCCTCGGCCCGCAGGTCGCCGAGTTCGATCCGCAGCAGGTCCTCGTCCCAGCCGGCGGAAAGCGCCAAGCGGTTGTCGGCGAGGACGTAAGCGCGCTTCTGCGCCTCGCTGAGGTGGGCGAGCTCGATGGTTGGCACCTCGGCCAGGCCGAGCTTGCGGGCGGCGAGCAGGCGGCCGTGGCCGGCGATCACGCCGCGCTCGCCGTCGACCAGGACCGGGTTGGTGAAGCCGAACTCGCGGATGGAGGCGGCGATCTGCGCCACCTGCGCCTCCGAGTGGGTGCGCGCGTTGCGGGCGTAGGGCACCAGCTCGGCGACGAGGGCGCGTTTGTAGGCCGGGAAAGCCGAGGGCATGTCGGGGGGCGGCCGCGTCGTCATCGGAGATCCTCCATCGGAGCAGGTCGGAGCCGCTGCACCGGGTTCGACCGCCGGGAGCATCCGAGCGGGAGGGGTGGAGGGGTGGAGGGAGGTGGTCGCGCCGGCCCGTTCCCCCCTTACGCGCACTTGCGCGTGTTGCCGCCAACCGGGATCAGGCTCCACCACCGTCCACCCCTCCACCCCCTTGGGGCGGGTGCTCCGGCCTGAGGCCGACCCCGCGCACCCACTGGGTGCCGTTGTTGGTGGCGTAGCGCAGGCCCTGAGTGCGCTCGATCGTGCCGCGCAGGCGCCGGTTGTCGCTCAGCGGCTCGCCGTTCGCCTCGCACCAGCGCTTGAAGCTGCCGAGCAGGGCACCGGGCCTCGTGCTCAGCGTGGGGTCGAGGACGCAGCATTCGGCCAGCCAGCGGCCGAAGTGGTCCTGCGCGGCGAAGTACTCGGCGGTCGCGTCCACCACCACCTTCGGCCGGGCCAGGCCATCGCGCTGCCAGGCGAGGCAGCCCTCGACCATCCAGCGCAGGATGCCGGGCCACTCGGCCCGCAGCTTCGCCTCCAGCTCCCGGTCCGGGTGCTCGGGCCGGTGGACGAAGGGGACGATGTTGAGCCTGCGCCGCATCGCCTCGTCCGGGTTCCTGAGGACGGGCTTGTGGTTGCCGGTGATGGTGATCTTGAAGCCCGGCACGAAGCTGAAAGGGTCGCGCCGCATGAAGTTGGCGGTGACCTCGGTGCCCCCGGTGAGCTCCTTGAGCTTGGTTTCCGCCCAGGCCCGCCCCTCCTCGGTTTCGGCGGTGGTCACCAGGCGGGCGCCGCGCAGCATGGCGATGAAGGTCTTGTGCTGGGAGGAGCCCTGGAGGTCGGTGAGGACGTCCATGGCCGCGGTGCGGTGGTAGTCGCCGAGCAGGCGGGCGACGGTGTTCAGGAAGACGCTCTTGCCGTTGCCGCCCGGCCCGTGGCCGAAGAGCAGCGCGTGCTCGCGGGTGTCGCCCGTGAGGCAGTAGCCGCACCACCGCTGCAGGAAGGCGACGAGTTCGCGGTCCTGGCCCGTCGCCTGGCCCAGGAAGGCGGTCCACAGCGGGCACCCGACGGGGGCGGGTGCGACGGCGGTGAGGCGGGTGATGAGGTCGGCGCGCGCCGCCGGCCGGAGAGCACCCGTCCGGAGGTCGACGGTGCCGCCCGGGGTGCCGAGCAGGAACGGGTCCCGGTCCCAGACCGCGGCGGTGACGGCGAGCGCCTCGTCGGCCTGGCGAAGCGCTCGACCGCGGTGGCGAAGGCGGCACGGCCGGTCGCGGCGCGGGTCCTGAATTCGCGGTCGCGGTTGAGGTCGGCGGCGAGGTGGCGGGCCCAGGTGAAGGCGAGCCGGGTTTCGTCCCTCTCCCACCGCGTGCCGGTCCAGACATGCCAGGCCCCGGCGGTGTGGCAGTAGCGCAGCCGGTCGGCGTGCCGCGCCGCGAAGGCCAGCGCGACGCCGTGTTCGGTCAGCTCGGGGTCCTCCGGCTCCGCGCGGCCCGGCCGGTCCGGGGCGAGGAACGCCGGGTCGGTCAGATCGGCCGTGCTGAGCCAGCGTTGCTCCAGCATCTGCCTGAGGAACAGCAGCCGGTCACGGCCGTCGCAGTGGGCGTGGCGGCAGTGGACCGCGAAGCCCTTGTTGCGGGCCTCGCTGGCGTCGACCGCGAAGGTCGCGGCGTCCGCGCCGGCCTGGGTGTGGGCGGCCTCGTTCGGACAGCGGATGTGGTGCTTCGCGCGCTCGGCCACCTTGCCCGTCAGTACCTCGGGGCGCCGCGCCCGGAGCGCGGAGACGATCTCGAAGCTGCCGCCGTGCTGGCGGACCCAGGCCGCGAGGTCCGTCACGACGCCCGTCTCGGGGTCCACGAAGTCGGTGGCTTCGCCTGCCGTCCGCCTGCGCCGCCGCGCATCCGATGCGCCGCCACCCTCCTGATCATGCGATCTCGCGTCGGCGGCTTCGGGCAGGGCAAAGATGTCGCAAAGCTCGCCCTCCAGCACCGTCGCCTCGGGCACGGGCCCGCCGGCGGGGCGGCGCGGGAGGTAGAACAGCCGGGAGGTGTCGGTGCAGGCCTGGTCGTGGGCGAGGCCGAGCGCCGCGGCCAGCGCCTCGACCAGCTCGCGCCAAGCAGCGTTGGCCGCGTCCTGGTCCGGGTAGGCCGCCGCCGACCATGGCCGCAGCATCGGCAGGGCGATCCGGAACCTCGGGCAGGGCTGGTGCTCGAAGGTGACGAGCCCCTCCATCTCGGCGACGACCCGGGCGTCCGCGGCGACGCGGGGCACACAACCTTTCTCCTCGCGCAGGAAGGTCGCGGCCGGGTCGGACAGGTCCGGCCGTGCGGCGCGGAACCGCTCCCAGTGGCCTTGCCTGGCGACGGCCCGGGAGGTCAGGTGCGAGTGGGTGGTGGTGACGGCCGCGGCCCAGCCCCGCCGGCGGACGGCGTCCACGATCTCGGCCAGTGTCGCGCCGGCGTCGCTGTCGAGCATGGCGACGCTGATCCGAGCGGCGTCGGCCTTGTGCCGGCGCGCGCCGCGGAACACCGCCGGCACGATGCAGCTGCCCTCCTTGGGGCCGACCTCGTGCCGGGTCAGCAGGGCGGCGAGGTCGGGCCAGGTGAGGACGCGGACGTCCGTCCAAGGTCCCGCCTGGGCGTAGTGCCCGAAGGTGCAGCCATAGGTCGGCACCGTGCCGCCGCCGGGCGCTGCCGCGGCCGTCAGGTCGGTCTGCGCGTTCACGGCGCCGCCGGGCCGCGCGCGACCTGGGCGACGACGGGCGCGCGGCGGGCCTCGGAGGCGGTTCCTGGTTTCCCGACGACACCCGTCCGCATTGCTGTCGCACTCCACGACCGTGGTCAGTGCGGTTCAGGAGGCCGGCCCCGGACCCCATGATACAGGCCCATGATCCAATCAGCCCATCATGGCTCCATGACGTTGGATCGTGGCTTGATCGGCCGGTAGTCGTTCCGCAGCGCGTTCTCGATGGCGTTGGCGGAAGGCACCTGATGCGACGGCACCCTGG